TATACGATTCAACAATACACCAATGATTAATACAACTAAAATCATTAGCTTTTTAACTAAACCTTTGAAACCAACCTCACTGTTTAATTGATTACTGATGAACGCATACAATACACCAGTAACATAATCTAAAACCATAAACACGATTAAAACTTGTAAAGCTAAATCCCAACTACCAAATAAATAAGTAAAAAAAGTAGCAATAATTGCTACAATCCCGTTAAAGTACTTTTCCATATTATTCATTTTCCTCACCTTCTACTTAAGAAATACAACACTGTATCCCTTTTCTAAGCCAACAAATGTATCATTAATTGTATTAACAGTTAACATTGTATTTGCTCCAGTATAACTATCATTTTGTTGTTCATCTTTAACAACTACTCTAAATAATATATAATCTCCTGCTTTTAAATTCTTTGTATCAGTAATATAGAATTTATTAACTTGCACATCATTAAATGTTTTTTCACTTACATCTAATGTATATACGTTTGTCTTGTTATCCATATTTTGTCTCCTTTTTTTAAGTTGTTTTAATATATTTCAGTATCGCATACCCTGTTGCATCAGCAAAGCCATTTGATTGTCCAACCTGCAATATTAAATTTGTTTTGTTTACCTGTATCGAAATACCGTCATGGTCGTTATCTTTATGTGCACGTGGCATCATGTGGTTTGTTCCATCATTGAACTTTACAAACAAATCGCAACTCAACACCCTGTGCAAGTTTGAAATGTTATGTGCTACGTATTTGTCTTTAGTAAATCCACGTACAGATACTACCTTGCAATATATTTTCTTACCGTCAAGCCAGTACTCCCCTGTCCACTGCTCATCAGTAGAATACTTAAAATATACATCTTTTTGTTTTACATAAACTTTTCCTAGAATATCGTTTTTCAATTTTAAAAAGTTCATTCATTTCAATATTTACTATTTATACATCAACGTAATAAACCGTAGCAGAAACAGAAGCATTATTAATACCCCCAAACCCATATATATTACTTCCTAAATGCATATATTGTAAGAATACAACATAGTACTCGCCATCAATGATCCATGGAATAGTTGGATATGAGCAATCGATAGAAATAATTTTCGAACTTGTAGATTTCAATCCAGTTTTTAATGTTGCTCCTGAACCACTGTTTCCTGAAATTTGTATAGATTTCAATTCTATACTTTTTCCGTTTGCATTAACTACATCTTTTGCTCGTATTTTGTTTCCCCATAATTTAACATAGTTCATATACATGCTAAATTAATTAGTCTGTTGTTTTGGTATATCTCAATGTAATATATCCATAAAAACCACTCCACCCACTACTAGTTTGAGCATATAAAACACTGTTTCCAATTCGTATCAAACTTATATACTCACTGTTTTCCTTTGAATTAAATGCCCATTTATGATTACCCGCTATCCAAAACGAATGATTAAAATCAATAGCACTAAAATCACCAATATTTTGAATATTATGAGGGATAGTGATTGTTCCTGAATCACCTGAAGTACCTATTTTTTGATATATAGTTTTAGTATAGATTTTCTTACCGTCAAGCCAGTATTCGCCAGTCCATTGTTCGTTGGCAGAATATTTAAAATACACATCTTTTTTCTTGATATATATTTTCCCTAAAATGCTATTTTTTAATTTTAGAAAATACATATCAACCACCACCAAAACAACGTGTGCGACTAATTAAATTAGGCACACCTTCTTTCGTTGAGGAAATGCAATATCTAATAGTAAATATCGCACCCCCCCGAAGATTTTAATAAATTCTTGCATAAGCTATTTCCTCCTTAATCATCATCATAATTTTCAGTCAATCCAAACATAAACAGCTGTTCTCCATTCTCGTTGCAAAATCCATAGCCAATATTGATGTAACCCTCATATTTAGCTACTGTTCCCAATCCTATAGCATCTTTATTCTTCGATATATTAAAAGGTATTTTAGCACCTGTGATTGTGGATGTTATACTTGCACTGTTTCCAACGGAATCTGTTACAGTGCACACTACATCATAAGAATCGTTTAATGAATAGCCACTAAAAACATAACTTCCACCACTTTGAAAACTTGTGCTTTTAGAAGTGTCATTTATTTTAATAGCTTTACTTGCTATTGAATTGCCAGTTATTGCTGAATACGTAAATACTGGTTTGACACAAATATAAGTGCCACTGGATACATCCTTTGTACCGCTTGAATTACTTCTAAATGCCTCCATAGAAATAGTTGGATAGGAATACCCAGTAACATTGATTGTTTTTGTTGTAGAAGCTGTAAACCCTCTACTGTCAGTAACTGTGACTGTATATTTTAAGCTTCCACTATCCCTGATATTTGAAGTTTGACACGTATTTTTACTTCCTGCATAGCTAAAGTTATTGCCACTAACCGCATAATTAGTAATTGTTGCTCCATATTTAGCTGTTGCTGAAATAGTAAATTTAATATTGGATCTATTTTGTAAACATAGACTTCCAAAGGGATCAATAATACTTGTTACAACACTATTTATAGTTGGTTCAGCATTTGTCATCTGATATGTTCTATCGTGATAACTTGCCCAGGAACAGTTATTTGAATATAGTCCTATACGAATAGTGCATGTTTTGCCCTTACATGCTTCTCTTAACTGTTTTCTTTCATCATTAGTAAGTTCCCATGTAAACGTACCACTCGTACCACTTAATGTCCTTTTAGCGTAATGTTCTCCATTAGGGTTTGGTTCCAACCAACATTCCATATTGAAGTTACCTGGATTACTGTATTTGAACCAAGGATTATCAGTATCTTTGAAGGCTGTTGGTGAATCGGTTATATTGGCTTGTCGAGGAATAGTGGTTAATGTATGTGTATATCCATTTTCACTTGAACTGAATCTATCATGACTGATCCAACCACTTACACCGATTGACTTTGAACCATCACTATTATGTCCTACAGTTACATCCCAAGTTCCTAATCGAATTGCACTGGAAGTAATTTTTTGGCCAGTACCTATTCCAACACTATATACTGTTCCATTTATACGAGCATATACTGTACCATTACCATATGTTGTATATCCTGTGTTTGTTCTCCAAACGTCGATCCAAACACGAACAACTGATGTATTAGAATTGATGTCATATGACAATTCTTGCGAATTAACACTGTAATTTATATATTTATTAGTGGTTCCAAATGTTGCCATATTTACCTCCTTACAAAATCAATAAACCTAATTCTTCATCATATATAATTTGAAAAGTACCTAGATTGATTTGTTTCATTACAACTGCTTGAGAAATGTTTAATTGCTGATTTGAAAGATAAGCAATTCTTTTATCATTTTCGTAAAAGCCAAGTTCCGTATTGGACAGTCTTACATCAAATGGACTATTACTAGATCCTAATTTTAATACTCCACTTTCAAATTTTGCCCATTGAGAAATTTCTTCTTTAGTAGCAACTCCTGTTAGCTTATCAGTAATAGAGTTAACGTTATTCGTAACCAACTGAATTGAACTTGCATTTTGAATAATTTGAGAACTAAGGCTATTGATAGATGTCGTATTATTAGTAGTTGTTGTTTGCAGCTCTTCTACCAATGATGTTAATGAGTTTTTGAGTTGAGTTATTGCTGAATTATATTCAACAGATATTTCTTGTCTCATATTGTTCATATCGTCAGCATAGTCATTAACAATTTCCCAAGTGCCACTTGAACTGTCATATCTCTTTAAAGTTTGGGTGGTTGTATCAAACCATAACTTTGTAGTATCACTAGGTGCAGTTGCACTTCTAATACTTGCATCTTCTCCATCATCAATTCTAATCAATGTTAGAATTGCACTAGATTTAACTGCCATATATCATCCCTCTAATTGAGCAGTATAAGTTGCTTTATTTGTTACATCCCCTGCACTAACCGTGAATGTTTGACCAGTTCCAACGGCAGTTGTACCAGCATCTTTGTACCATTTAATAGTTCCTAATGCTGTAATAGCAGCGCTAGTTAATTCTGTAGCACCTTTATACACATGAGCCGTTAAAGTTGTGGCGATTGCAGTATTCTTAAATACATTTCCATTAGAAGATGTAATGTTCATATAAATGGCATCATTACCTTTAGCACCTGTTTCCCCTTTATCTCCTTTATCACCTTTAGCACCATTGCTTCCATTTTTAGATACAGTATAGCTAACAGCTGTCTTACTGTCGCTGTAAGTCACTGTTACTCTTGTCCAAATATATTGCCCAGCAGTTGCTGTTGGTGGAGTTGTAGACCATCCACTTGTAGGTGTAGTAGTTCCACTTGTTGATTGAACGTATTCAGTAACTGTTTTAGATACTGTAGGTGATGAACCATTAGCGCCTTGTCTAGCGACTGAATAAGATACTGTAGAAGTACCATCACTATAAGTTACTGTTGTTTTTGTCCATAAGTAGTTTCCTGCGCTAACTGATGGAATAGTATCTTGCCATCCACTAGTTGGTGTAGTGGTACCACTTGACGAACCGACATATTGAATTGATTTAGATGAGATTTTAACACTTGTACCTTGAATTCCTTGATTTCCTTTAAAAGCAATAGAATAAGAAAATACTTTGTTGATAGTTACTTCATTTACCGTTCCTTCATTAACGATTACTGGAATTGTAAAGCTTCCTGTTTTTGTTAATGCACTGGTTGCAGTGATTGTGATAGTAGGCATTGGAGTCTTTCCATCACTTACAGCGCTGATACCTGTTGGGCATGTAATTGTACCTATTTTAGCGAGTACTGTTTCAGAACCTTGCAAAGCCATTACTTGTGTGGCTGTTTGTTGTGTCCCATCGACACTAGTAGTAGTTCCTAAAAATGTATAGTTATCATTAGTTAGTACGACTGTATAACCATCGGTCATGTCTAATAAATCTACTTGATTACTAGCTTTAATAGTTGCCATGTTTTTAATCCTCCGTTATTAATTCACAGTTAAATACTGCTTTTTTATTTATATCTTGTGGACTTATTATGAATATAAAGCCCTTATCATTCATTCTAGGGTCATCAAGTGGTACTGGCGAAAACTCTTTTTCTCCAAATTTCTTTACATGCCATTGAAGATATGCATTTTTTCCAAATCTTTTTTCCAGCTGTTCAGCACTTTCAATTCTTTCAGCACCGACATAAATATGGACTGTCAATATAGTTGCAATATCACTATTTTTGAATGTATTTCCATTTGATGATTCAATATATAGAGTTATTGCATCATCACCTTTAGGACCATCTTTCCCATCTCTTACATTAATGATAGTAATCTCACAAGTTGCTTTTATTTGTTCATCTTTAAATGCTTCAAATTTATAAACTGCTTTTTCTATGAAATCAGTTGCAATAACTGAAACACTTTTTTGCTCTAAGATCTTATTTCCGTTTTTATACCAAAAAACAGTAAGAGATTCGGTTATATCAACCCCATTTTCTCTTATTAAAGCTGTTAAAACAGTACTGTCTGTATCGTTTTTAAAAACACTTCCATTCGAAGTAATAATTGATGCATCATACATTTTATTTGCATTTATCAATAATTTCATTTCATCAATCAAACTTTCATTGATTTGTGATTGTAACTCTTCGAAATTGTCAAAAGTAGTCTTACAGTTATCTCTATTTGTAAATGATATTGACTGTTCAGTAATTCTAGCTTCTAAATATAACGTTGGAGCGTATTCACTGTCTTCAATAATGAATGTATCTCCTATTTCGGCATCAATATAACCGTCAACGGTATATGATACTTGTGGAATACAATTCTTTTTTAATTGAGCCAACGCTTGACCATATAATGTTTCTGGATTGTCTGTATCATAACTCCAAACTTTGCAGATGTATCGGCCATTGATATCAGCCATTAAAGTTGATGGGAATCTATCTCTTGCTTGAGGTGCCAAAATTTCAATAGTCCCTTTTGGGCTTGAATACTCAAGATTCCCATCATCGTCATATTCTTTTTTATCAAGATTCAATAAAGTTAAGCCATCAGTTCCGGTTGGTCTTATGGCTGTATATAATTCAGTGATATCACTTTTCTTCGATATTCCTGTTATTTCTTTTCCATAGCGGATATTTCCCTGACCTCTCTTGTCATTTCCGAGGCCTTGATGCTTGCTATCGTGTTCTCGGTAAATATTCATAACAATCCTTTTTAAGGAATAATTTCTATCAAGTTCAGTAATGAACTCTAATTCAGCATCAAAGACATTTGCTAAAGAAAACAATCTAGCAAGAATCGTATCAGTTCCTTCCCATTCATGGGTGATACGTTTATCAGAAACTTCATTTACTCCTATCACAAAAGGCTTTTCAAAATTAAAAGCATTTATATATTGTTCAAAAGACATTGCTCCTGTTGCTTTGTATGGTCCTGTCTCTTCATTCGTTAATTCCAAAGAGAGACCATAGGCAGTTACTGTTGTATATACTTCATCACGATCAACATTAACAATATTCAAGTAATATCCTTTATCTTTGTAAATGAACGATATTTTGTTTCCGACAGTCAGATATTGAGCATCTTCATAGTCGGTAAATGTTTTAAAACTGTAAGTATACGCTCCGCCTTTTAAATACGTGTGTAGCTCATCGTTCCAATAATGCATTGCTTTTGTAATTGAATTATCTAAAAAAGTGCATACTTCATCATATGCACTTAAAACCGCTATTCTAATGCAATTCATTATAACCATACCTCTCTAATCCTAACTTTTACACTTGGGAGTGTTTTAGTCCATGTGCTAACATGAAATTTTATTTTCATTTCACCTGGAGGTGCTTTAAAATAGGTTGTTCCTAAAACTTCTTCACTTTGTTTTTGCATACCGTTAACAAAAAAATGTGAAGTTTCTCCATCAATTGTTAGAATTGACCCTTCAGGATATCTATTTGGAACATCTTTCCATTTGTCTACATACATTTTTTGAAAATAGAAATTATTAAATCCATAATATGACATTTGACTGTGATTATCATATTCTTTTATTGCTATTTGAACTTTTGCACACTTCATATCTTTGATTTCAGGGATATTGTATTTAGGATAGCTACCCCAGTAATAAAATTGAAGCTCAGAACCTATCTTTCTAATATCACAATGTCCCCAATCCCAATACCAAGGATTTTCAGTATGAAGATGGGAAGTTGTATAAGTGTACGTTCTAAGAACTTTGGCTGCAGGATTAGATTTCGACGTTGCTTTTGGATCGTAGCACATCAATTCATAATACCCTGTGTTGTCATTTTTCCCTGACTTATACCAATTTACACCGCAAATAAACTTATCATCTTCCGTTAAAAATGAAATGCTCATTTCTCCAGTTTGTCCCCAAGCTCCAGCATAAAAAATCAGATGAAAATAAGAGTAGAAATTTACTGCTCCTTTATCCCCATTAGAATCAACGGGCAATATTAAGGTCCTTAATCCTCCGCCAGCTGTATTGTATGGTCTTCCTGCATTTGTCATTCTCAAAAAAGTGTGGCCAAACCATGTTGAAGTGCCTAATGATCCCTTTGTTCCATAGATTGGGTGCATCGCATCATATCCACCTACATCATCAGATAATTTTATGAAATCGTCTAGCCATACGAGAGTTTCATTTTGTTGATAGTCTTCTCCGTCAGCTTCTTCTATTTTTCCAAATTCCATTGTTCCTTTTTCAGAAGTAATTCCTAAATATCCACTTTCAGCATTATTTGTTATCTCGTAATCAATGATTGCATCTTCAGTACCATTATTAATAATATTAGCTACTAGACTTCCATCTTCGATAACTCCTTCGAATTCTTTTAAAGATGTGGAATATTTACGAGGATCTGCACAATAAATATCAAACTCACCAATAACGCTATTTTTCCCGGGTTCGATATCTGTATTTCCTTCTTTTGTTCCAATAAAGTATTTATCAGGTTCGTCATTAAAAATAACTTTAACTTGTTCCGCACTTAAAATTTGATTCATTCTATTAAACGCTTCTCTAAATTTTCTATCAGTATCACATATCAATTGAAACTTTACTGTGATTGTACGAGATGGATATGTCTTATATTGATATTTAGAACCACTAATCCCATCAACAGAGGAACTTTTAATAGAAGCGGACATTAATTCACGTCCGCTCACATTTAATGTTCTATACCCTTCTATTTCATTTTCAAGATAAACTCCGTTATATGACATTGCTTCAGCAGGTAGAAACGATTCAATATCATCATCTACATCTATGAATTTATAAGACATTATTTATCACCTCTCAATTTCTTTAAGAATTTTTCATCTTTCTTAGTGTTCTCTTGATCGTATTTATAAGTAGCTTTGCTGATTTCTTTTCCGTCCATTTCGTTTGTAATATTGAAATAGTATTCATTCTTGTCAGCATCTCCTCCATTACTGTTGATATAGTTATCGTTGTAATCTACATAATGATCCACGGTTATTGCTCCCATTTCTCCCGCAAATGAATATTGCATACCGAGATTACTAATATCACTTACATAAGAAGATACTGTATCAAACATCATTTTAGCTTGATTTGCAATCAACCTAGCTTTACCTTTAATACCTTTAGCAACTCCTGTATCAAGCATTCTACCTACCCAAGAACCCCAACGAGATGGCGAATGAATACCAAAGAAACCAAGAACTTTATCTTTGAAACCACCTAAAACACCTTTAGCTGCATTCCATAACTGACCAGCAGCACTTGAAATACCTTTGGCTATTCCTTTGATAATATTGATACCGACTTCTAACCAGTTTGTATCCTTGAAAGTTGAAATAATTTTCTTAGCAACCTTAGCCACACCTGAAACAACATGAGGTATTGCCGAAATTAACCCTGAAGCCAATTTCAAGATGATTTGAACACCTGCAGTCATGATTTGAGGGAGATTTGTAATAATTGCGCTTAAAATCGCTCCTATCAACTCAACTGTAGCATTGATTATTTGCGGTAAATTATTGATTAAACCATCAACTAATGTATTGATGATTTCTACCGCACCATTAAGGATTGCAGGAAGTTTTCCACTAATTGTATCAATTAATGTTGTAATAATTTGAATTGTTCCTACGACTATTTGTGGTAGCATTTGAACAATACCGGTAGCAATATTTTGAAGTATTTGAACTCCCATTTGTATCATTGTAGGCAGTTTCGTTTGAATTGCTGTTGTAATATTGGTAATCATGGTTTGAATTCCTACCAATATTAAAGGCATATTATCTAGGATACCTTGTGTAATTGAAGTAAGCACTTGTAGTCCCATTCCTAGTAACCGTGGAACCGCATTTAATATTGCGCCACCTAAAGTACCAACAATTAGCAACGCACTTTTAACAATTGATTGAGCGTTAGCTGATATTCCCTGAATAATCGAATTCAATATTTTCATACCTGCATTTACAACAAGTGGTAATGTTTTGGCTATTCCGACTGATAAGTGAACTAGTAACTGTGCTCCTGAACTTGCTAACATAGGCATTTGACTAGTAATTCCTTTTACAAAATTACTAATCACTTTAGGTGCCTGTGTAACAACCGTGGCAATCATTTGATCAATTTGACTTCCAAACTGATTGTTTACAATTCCTAAACCAGCAACAACTAATCCTAAAATAGCTGCAGGTCCTACTGATCTCATAGCAATCGCAAATACTTTAGTTAATCCTGTCGTCATTGTTGACATAGCTTTCATACCGACATCCGTTGATTTTTTTAATCCTTTTCCTATTCCTGAGCCCATTTTCATGAATTTGTCAGGAATTTTTGAAGACACTTTATCGAATGCATCCCCTAGTTGTTGAGAGACTAATATTCCATTCATTTTTATTCCCAACAAATTTCCCAGTACTCTCTTTTTAACTGAGCTAGGCATTAATTTGCTCATGCTGTCGATAAATGTGCCTTTCAAAACAGCCAGATATTTTGGAAGACCACTCATGGAATTTTTTAATCCTGAAACTTTGGTTGATAATAAATCAAAGCCTCCACCTAATGCTCTAATATAGTCAACACTTCCACCAACAACAAAAAGAGCACTTCCTAGTGCTCCTATTTGCGGAATAAGTGCTCCAACATCTTTTAAATTCTTAATACCATTGGCAATAGCGTTCATCGTTGCTTCTGCACCTTTACCAAATTGAGAAATCATTTCTCTCATTTGAGGTAGCTTATTTTTTGATAGCATGTCATCAATTGCTTGCATGATACTTAAAACACCTCGTGTTGTTGCAGCTTTCATGTTATCAATTGTACCCGTCCAAGATGAACCAGCTTGTAAAGCTGCACCAGCAATTTTATCAACTCCGTTGGTTCCCTCTGCCATAGCTTTTTCTACAACATCTAAGAACTGTTCAGTAGTTATAGTTTTAGCTGATAGATCTTCTTGTACATCTGCTGCATTTCTTCCAACTGCTTTAGCATAAATTCCAACAGCATTGATACCAACGTCAAATAGACGGTTCAATTGTTCCATTTCAACTGTACCCTTGGTTCTCATTTTTGCTAGAGCATCAGTAACTGTTTCTAACTGTTCATTGGTTCCTTTTCCATAGAAGCTGACAGCATCCGCCCAAATTCCAACAGACTTAGTAGCTTTTGAAAGATCCATACCACGAGTAACAAAGTTTTGTGTTGCTTTTGCCGCAACATCCAAACCATAAGCAGTACCTTTAGTGATTTTCTTTAAATCCTCTAATGCCTTAGTGGCATTTTCAGCACTGCCAGTAATCTGTGTGATAGTACGGTTGAACGCTTCCATAGTATCTTGTCTACCCATGGCACTTGAAATAGAACTTTTAACTAAGTTAGCACTTGCACTTAAAGCTTTAAATACACCTATGCCACTAGCTATTTTCATAATTGAACTTTTAGCGTTTTCGCTAGCACTTTGAATACCAGAAAGACTGCTACTTGCACTTTTCATTGTGGATAAAAAATTTGAATCGACTGCACTTAATACCGCTTTGACACTGTATGTTTCCACCTATTCTCACTCCCTTTCCTGCTTCTTGACAAGTTCCATTGCTCTTTGAATTTTAGAAGAAAGAGAGGTAATATCTTTTTTACCTATGATTTGACTTTCTATTTTCTTTCTATTAAAGAATTGTTTAAAAGTACGATAGAAATACCTGCCACTTTTCTTTTTAGCTTTAGCTTGTCTAATAGCCCATGCAAGAAGAAATAATTCTTCTTGCTTATCAATGGATTTTAGAAAAGCTCCGTTCATCAACATTTGATATTCTGCGATTGTTAATCTGTTTATTTTATCGATGTCATTGATATTCAAATATCTAAAACAATTATTCACTATTGATTCATAAGTTGTTTTCTTTGAAGTTCTAACAATTCCTCGTTCTTCTTGATATCTTCTATAATTTTCGCTGTTTTTAACTTGGATGCATTTGACTTTTTTAACTCTTCAATCACATCCTCGAACACTTGATCGATATCCGTAGAATCATCATCAATATATTTGTCTAGAATATCTTGAGTAACTGTTATTTTTTCTGTTCTGTTCGCTGCAATCAAACAATCGACTAAAGTTACTGTATTTTTTGATAAAAGATTAGGTAACAACGTTTCTAAACCAATCCCAAATGTTACACCGTCTTGTTTCACGGATGCTTTTCCATCGAGATATCTGACAAATCCAATTCCGAATCTAAAATTATAAACATTTTCATTAATAATTAATTCCATTTCTTTTTCTCCTTTAAATAAAATAAAAAAACGAGTATTTCTACTCGCTTATTCTTCAGCTGTAACATCTTTGAAAACATATGATGCGATTTCTTCTTGCTCTTTTGTCAAAGATGCATAGCCATCTGCACCATTGCCGTTTGCTCCAAATGTTAACGATACTTCCACATTGCCATCCGCACTTGAAGATGTTGAGCATTCTGTTAAAAATCCTTGATAATATTTAGCTTTATATTTTCCTTGATTAGTGCTTTCGCCTGGTTCGGCTAAATTTACTTCCCAGCATTCAACTAATTTATCACCTAGCATAGCTTTTTCTAATTTATCAATCATTTCGTCACCTTTTGTTAATAAAGATGTACTTGTAATTTCAATTTCAGCAGATCCAGGTGTACGAACATTTCCGTCTTTAGTGGCTGTTGAATCAGCATCTTTTGAAGCAGTTCTTTCATTTTCAGTAGTGAAAGCCAACGCTCCTGCAGATTTTGTTTTTGAATCTTCAGCGACTCTAAAGAGATAAACTAATTTCTTCCCTGAAACAGTTTCAGGAGAAGTACCTGAAAACATTTGTAAATCAATTTTTCTATTCACTTGTTTTTCCTCCTTGTATTTTTTTGGCTTTTGGTGAGGACTTGAATTCAAATTCAATAATGCAATGCATAAGTGGTGTTGATGTAGTAGTATCGGTCAAGATACGTTGCTCTGCATTCCTTACATCCCACTTATAATTACTCGTATATTCAAGGCTTCTTGCCAGTTGCTTAATTGTATATGCCATTTTTGAGACAGTCCCTCTTTTTTTAGGTGTATCATTCCATATATGGATTGTCTGATAAACATCATTAAAGATTGCTGTCTTATTACCTAAATCATCAGTTTGTTGACTGTCGGCAATATAGATAAAAGGATATGGGGTATTTTCAGGAGGCATATATCCATCAAAAACCATATCCTTATATATTTTTTTTAATTCTACTAAAAAGTAGCTGAATAATTCTTGTTGAGGATCCATAACCAACACCTCACTTAAATAATTTGTTTAACTCTCTTTTGAAGATTTCTTTTTGAATGTTGAAAGATGGTCTTACAAAGGGCTGGGCCGACATGAAACGTGTTCCATATTCAGGGTAAGGTGAATAGTATGTTGTTGGTTCAACCGTTGCTGTTAAATTCAAATCAGTAAATGTACATCGAATACTTCTCTTTGTTGTACCTGTTGCATATCCTTTAACAAACACTGCGTTTCTTGTCATAAGTGTTTGCAAATCGGCACCATTCTTTTTTACGATACTTCTACAGTCATTAAGAGTTGCATTTTTTTTGAGCTTAGCTTGAAGTTTATCAAGGCCTTCGATTTTAATACCTTTTGACATTTACTGTACCTCGTGAACTATGAAAGATTGCTTATTTCTCATTTTTCTTAAATAATCAACCTTATAGCATTTTTCTTTCACTCTAATCAAATCAAATGGATAATCATAATGATTTTGGAGACGAATAGTTAAACTTCCTTGCTGTATAGAACCATAGACGACTTGCATTGTTTCGGTTCTTGTATCTGTGACAGATGCCATTACACAGGTTTCATCTACTGTATCCTCTCTGTAGTCACCAGTAGCAGGATCATATTCACCTTGTGTAATTTTTTGAAAATAAATAGGAGTGTCATATCTCATAAGAATTTGACAACTCCTTTTACTTCGTTCTTTTTATTTTTCCAAGCTTCTATATCATTTAGATACCCCTTGAAATCATTGTCACTGAATGACATGGTTTCTCCTTCAACTGAATGACTTGTTACACCTTCAGAACCAATCTTGTTATATATAACAATTGAAACTTCAGTAACGATATATTCTAACTCGCTTGGTACTTCTTCAACATCCAATAGTGTTTTTAAACGATTAGTAGTAAGACGAATAATCACATCTAATGTCCTGTTAGGTTTTTCTTCAGGAAATCCTAATAACGCAGTTACATCATCAATAATTGCCATAACTATTCACTTTTAGCTTTTTTAGTTGTTTTCTTAGGCGTTTGCTTTTCATCTTCTACTTTATCATTTTCTTCAATGTTTTTTTCTTCATCCTCAATATAAGTGATGAGTGGTGTTTCTAGTTTGTTTTTTGATGTTGCTAACTCAACGATACGTTCCCTAGATGGTTCAAAACCATCTCTAGGGTACATATCGCCAGCATTGTAAATATGATCATCATCTGTCAAATCGATGAATCTTTTAATTGCAACATACATTAAGCAGCTTCTCCTGGAGTGATTGTTCCTTTGAATACGCCATCAACGTATTCAACAAAGAATTTAACACCACACATTAATAATGTTTCAATTGTTGCATTGTCTGTTTTAGAAGTATGAACCATACCCACTAAACCTGTTGCATCACTTGTTAAGCCAAATGTATCAGCAACATCCCCATTGTTTGTTGGAATATAAGCACCCGCAATGTTTTCTTTGGCAGTACCATATACTGTACCTTTTTCTAATTCAGGTGAAACGATGACATCACCTAAACCTAAGAAATTCTTTAAGTATGTGAATCCATAAGCAGTCTGTAAAGTGATTTCTTTTGAACCTAAATACTCAGCAATATCATCTGTAGATACAAAATAAATAGGTGTAACTGTTTCATCTTTATAATGTTTAACTAATTCTCCCCACACTGCAGATAAGGCAGATTGTAAAGTTTTACCAGTAGCAGTACCAGTACCTTCTTTTAATGTAGAATAGAAAGTCTTTTTGATTTGTCCTTGAATGACACCAACCATTTTTTCATCAGTTTGATTGATAGCAATATTACGTCCTGAACGTTGAATTGCTTCGGCAGTAGTTGATTTACGATATTTTTCTAATACTAGGTCAATATCTTTGACTTTCTTTCTAGTTACTTTAGTTAAACCGATTGTTTCACCTTCTCCAACTTGAGGAGCAACTGTACCAACCTCCATTTTATAGATTTTGATTGTTGTTCCTGAAGACATTGGTGTTAATTCAGTAACCCCTAATAAATCTTGTAATTCATTGATATTCGAACTGATTCTAGAAGTATAATCGATAGAAATACCTGGTTCTAGATCAGTTGTAACTGTTGTATTTGTTGGTGCAGCAAATAATTGTAAATTGAATTGTTTTCTCATATAGTTTTCTCCTTTTTTATCTAAATAATTCAGGATGTTCAGCCATTGCTTTTTGACGTTCAGATCTATTTTTGATTTTTAAGATATCTTCTTTTGTCAATTCTTTTGAACCATCCTTTAAGCGAGGAGTTTTTCCTCTTAAAGCTTCAGCTACAGCTTTTTGAACAGCGTCATTGAAGTTTTTAACAAAGCTTTCTACGTTTGCTTTTGTTGTTTCAGCGTCTTCAGCTACTAGATTTCCTAATAGCTCATCATTAACAACAATTTTTGAATCATTTAAGATTCCTCTTGCAACTTTTGTCATTGCTCCAATAGCTTTTTCTTTTTCATAACCGGCAATTTTCTTTTGAAGTTCTTCCATTTCGTGTTTTCTTTTTTCTTCTTCGGTCATGTTTTTTAAACGTTCAGCTTCTGCAGCTTTTGCGCTTTTTTCTTTTTGTCTTTTTTCCCATTCGGCGAATTTTCGATTGATGATGTTGTTTACATCTTCATCAGTGTATTTTTTATCTTCTTTCCCATCATCTGATTTATCTTCAGGATCATCACCACTTGAACCACCTTCTCCGCCATCATCAGCAAATAACTGTAAATTTAAATTTCTTTTTAATAATTTTTCTAATTCTTTTTTCATGTTAATTTCTCCTACCCGTATCTTTTAGAGAGTTACACGCCTGCTCTTTTCCGTAGCTTAAAGTTTCCACGCCTGACTCATCCATATCTTTTAATGTCGTAAATGCTTGGACAAAATAAAAAGCGCTACATGCGCTAATTTTTGATTTCTAATTGTACATAATCAGGATATCTATTACTTATATCTCGACACCCAATAACAAATGCTTTAGCAAGTGTTAAGGATTTGCATGTGGGGTGATATACTCCTACAACGCCTTCTCCTTCTTTCAAGGAGTACGTTACTTTATCTTTGGTTATTTCTTCTAAACTGTAGCAAAGTGTTTGTAAAAGAACAGATACTCCTGCACAAACAATATCTTGGCCACATGTATTGTAATTTGCATGACCAACACATTTTACTGCTATATGTTCTTTAGAGATTCCAACTGTAATTTTGATCATATATGTTCCTCTTTTAGAAAATAAAAAACAATCATTCACGATTGCCATATTTCTTCTTATTTCGTTCTAATGCTTTGGTTTTAGGTTTTGGCGGTGGTTCATAACATTCATAAATCTCATGTGTCATATAGTCACACATCATACATTTATATGTAACTTTCTTAATCACACAATGTCTTCTATGATTATAATGTCTTTTTATATCATAAATAAAACAACAATGATGATGTGGTCTTAATCCTTCAGCTATAGACTTCCTCCTTTCTTAAATTTAGATAAAATAAAAACCGACTATTTGTCGGCTTACATCCAAGGTCTATTCCAAAAAGAAGGCCTTATTTTTTTGTCTTGTTCTTCATCAAGAATTGTTACTATGTCTTCCTCTGTATAATAAGGAGCAGCTTTTTTAAATTCTTCAATATGCTTTATAAAATCTTCTTTGCTTCCTATAACTTTAATATGAAATTGGTATTTATCATAATCAATCATTTATCTTTACCTCCACTATTAAAGTGTATTTATCTTTTTCTTTTTTTACTTCACATATATTGTAGCACACACCTCTTTTAAACAAAACCTCATCTTGGTTTTTATAACCTTCTTTTGCTAATGGTTCAATATACAATGCGCCTTTATAGCCTTTTGGAATTTTCATAACGAGATTTACATCTCTTAATTTATAATCAAAGTTTTTAAATGATGTAGACAAATATCCTTTCTCTGTTTTCGTAGTACCTTTTAAACTAAACATGTCATTATCAGAAACATTTCTTTTATTTAGTAGAACTTTACTATCTATTTTTCGATATAAAATTAAATCATCTGGAATCTTTCCTTTACTTAGTGCATGATCCAACATTGCTATTTCCTTTTTGAATTTTCTTTCACGTCCAGTATTTAAAGCAAAATTAATTTGCATAGCAAGATTTCCAGTATATCTTGTAAGAATTTCTTTTTCACTTTTAGATAAAGCTGTAATTTGTTTTTTTAAATCATTTTTCACACCTGAAACTTTTTTATATTCCTCAAACCTCAAACTATGTTTACCACTAGCAAGTCCGTCCAACCATTCATTATAGATTTTTCTATCCATATGAGGGCCTGTTGAACAATGACAGTTAGGATGCATTGGCGGAGCATTGTCTCCAATGTTCATCCGATTCAACGGAAAAATCTTGCCATCCAATGATCTGCACGTATCACACGCATCACCAATTCCACAAGTAATGTATTCATATTCATCAAATCCATTGGCTTCATATGATTTTTGTTGTGCAGCAATTTGAACTCTAGCAAGTTCAGTTCTCATCAAGCGCTGTGCATCACTGATTTTTACATTGAAACGTTTTCGTAGTAATCTAGCTAATTCATTAGGATTTTTTCCTTGAATAAGTCCTGTTGCTAGCAAACTCTCAAGATCATACTTTAGCAAATCTTGATGCATCCAAATCCTATCGCTAAATGTTGCATTGTGAAATGATGCATTGACGATAGAATGTACTGTATCAGCATTGTCTAAAATTGTTGGTCCTAAAATACCAGCTTGTCTTTGTACTTCATCAAGTGTTCTATTTTCAAGAAGTTCATCCATGTATTTTTCCAATTCATCATGGCCACTCACTAAAGCTAAACCAATATTCGCTTTTAACAATTCAAGTCTATTAACTTTCATTGTCAAATTGTAAAGTTTCATTTCTTTATTTGCCTGTTTTGAAAAATTCTTTTCTTCAACATACTTTTTAGCTTTTCTTGAATAAACTTCCATATCCAAATTAGAAGCTCTTTTTTTAGCTTCAGCCATTGTGATACCAGTATCCTTTGCATATTTAGCGTAGAAGTTATTGATTTCAGATTGTACTTCATCCATCATTCTTTGATAGATTTCTTTAATCTTCTTATCATACTCTTTTTCATCTTTGATATTCTTCAAGCGTTGTTTTTCTTCTCTTAAACGCCAATATTCAGCGCTGTTCATCTATTATTTGAACATCCTTTTATCAACAATAGATTCTTTAGAAGTTTCATCTTCCTGCTTGATTTTTTCTTTTTCTTCTTGAACATCTTCAACGATTGAAAGAGAAGATAGTTGAGTATCTTTAGAAACAACTCCTTCTAAGTTTTGAGCAATTTGAGTTTCTTCAAGTACGTTTGCTGGATAGTTTTGACTAAACTTATAAGTAACATCAACCCATTTATCTTCATGAACTGTGTTGATTGGGTTACTGAAAATCAGCTTATATCTTCTATCTAAAGCACCAGTGAATTTTCTTTCTTTTGTCTTGGCCAAATTAGACATAGAAAGCAGCTTGTATTTAAGAGCTATTCCTGAACTCGTTCCAAAATTTTCATCATTGATATTTGGCGTCATAGACATTTGAAAAATCAATCTTTCTAAACGATTAATCAAGTTTTCTTGAGAAGTATCCGCATTAGGTTTTTCTAGAAAAGCAATATCTAATTCTGCTGCAGATTCATCAAAATTAATGATCCTGTTATTGCGGATTTGAACAACACCATTTTCATCAAGTCTTGCACCAACGATTTTCAAATAAGCATCCGCAAAGTAATCGACATCATTTGCTTTTTCACTTAAAGCCTTATTATATGCATTGATCATTGACCAGGTACTTTCAAAGGAACTCATTCTTTCAGCGTTTTCAACATATTCCGTTGCAGGAACACCATCAAATCCATGAAGTGAACCTTCACCAATAAAATGCATACCACTTTTATTACTGAATTCATAAACGTAAGAATCATCACTCAAATAACCATGCATAACATTATTTGAATCATAATAATATGTAACAAAATATCGTGGTTGCGGTACGACTAAATCGTCATAAACCATAAATCCTTTTGTTGGTTCAATGTACCTAATACCCACCTTTGCATCTTCATTGATAAAATACATTTCATAACATTTGCCATAGATACTGCAGTTTTTTGAAATCTCTGCATTGTTATCATCTTGATGATTTCTCTTATCCAATTCATTGATGTAAGTAGCTACCTCTTCATCTGTTGATGATACCTTGATTGGAATACCAATAAAAAAACCGTTAAACGTATCTACTATGTATTTAGCAAAGTTTACGATTATACGGTTATCCGGTTTGTATTGTGGTTTATCCTGGTACATCATAATTGGATAGAACCCTTCATATCCATCTTTTAACTTTTTATATCTTGAACCATTTAATTGCTGGTGCTTAGCAATGTATTTATTCAAATGTTTGATATCCATTGTTTCATCATCGGAAATGGTAAAAATTTCATCTTTTGCAATTACCTCTAATGTCTTCATTAAATACCTCCTTCCAAATTAGTGTTAAGTCCTGAGCCTTTTAAAATTGTATAGATAAAATATCTGATAGCATCCATTGCATGGTCATTTTGCTTAATTGGAGCATCTTCTCCTCGAGCACTCGCTTTAGGATCCCATGCATAGACTGAAAATTCCTTAATTGTATTTCTACATTTACTAAAAAACTTGATTTTGCTTTGATTAAGCATTGTACTGACTAATCGAATACCATTTGATACATCATTCTTAGCTTTTTTAACCCTAAATCCTCTTTTCTTTAGTTCAGCAATAAATGATGCTGCAGAGGGGTCTACAACAATTTGGAATATTTCTCTTTCGTTAAGAAATTTAACTAAATCATCCGCATATTCACTGTCAGTTTTTTGAATCTTCGTGTCACGCCCTGAATAGTAATATTCATCAACACAATACCAAATATCATCAGTTCCTTTATTCCAAAGCAAAAAGACCATGGCATTTTGTGTACCATAGTCACAACTGACATATCTATAACTTTTACTATCAATCAAACAATCACAATCATCAACAACATGTTTATCTTTATTAAACATATCATAAATGATACCTTCTGCAACAGTCCAAAGTCCTTTGATGTATCTATCATAGAAAACACCGCTCCATTGACTTTTGTATCTTTGTTTGATTTTCTCACTCAAAGAAAGATTGTCATCCATTGTAAAATGTAAGTAGATGATATTCTTTTCTTTTGCTTTATCAATCCAGTTTGTTTTGAACCAATGAAATGGGCCATCAGGGTTACAGTTAAACCACCATTTAGAGCCCTCAACGGAACAACGAGCTGTCGCTTGGTTTACGAATGATTCAGGCATCAGTGCCACTTCATCAAAAAAGCAACCAGCCAATGTGATACCTTGAATCAAATCTTGAGAGCTTTCATCCTTACCGCCAAACACGTAAAAATAATTGGTTACACCATTTTTACTAATTTCAACCATGTTATCAGCTCTATGATCCTTTAATTTGTAACCTCTCGACCAAAGCATCAATTTTAAAATATTCAAAACGTTACGTCTGAATGAACCAATCGTCTTTCCGCACATGCCAAAATTGCACTCAACAAATGTAGACATGGCCCAAATCACATATGAAAGAGACATTGAAACAGTTTTTCCTGATCTGATTGAACCATCAGCGATAATTCCATCTTTATCTTTAACTGGTGAATTCTCAGTCCACCAATTCAAAACTTTACGCTGTTTTTTGCTAAAAGGTTTGAATTTGAATACTGTTCTAATCTTCTTCATCTTCCCAATCCTCTTTTGCACTAGCGTTTAATGCTTCCAAGAAACCATCATTCCCAATATTGTTTTGTTCATTTTTATCTTTCAAGTGTTCATCCAACCATTCAAGTGCTTTTAGTGAATCTGACATTTTCACTGCTTTTCCATCCATCTCGCTTTCATCCAAGAATGCAATTTCAATATATCTTTGGACTATATCATTTGGATCAAGAAGAATCTCCTGATACATTAATTCTTTCAATCGTTGTATCTCTTTTTGTATTTTAGGTTCTTTTCTTAAATTACAAGCTTTTACCATAGCTGTAGAATACTTAGCACCATATGCCAGTTGGTATGCCTTCGTAGCGTTATGATACTTCATAAAGTAAACACAAAAGAGCTGTTGCCTTTCGTCCAGCTCTTCATTTTCAACTATCTCCTTTGCTATCTTTTTAGCAACCTTTTTGGTTGCAACCTTTGATTTTTTTGGTTGCAACTTTTTATCTTTCCAGTAGCGACTTTTCCATGACTTGACAGTACTAACTGACACACCATATTTAGCAGCTATATCTTTGTATTTCATCCCGTCCAAATAATCCTGATATGCTAACTCGTATTTCTCTTTCAAGCCATATCACCACCTCCATTTTTTTATTTATAGAAATAGCAGTTAAAACTGCATCGTTGTTTTTGCAAAAGAAAAAAGCGCCATAAGGAACTTTTTTGCAAGGGGTTTAACCTATATGTCTGAACTGTGATTTTAAATTAAATGGGATTGTTTCATTTCTTTAAAAACCACAATAGCATAATAACATGGAAATAAGGGTTCATTCTAGGTCCACTTTCGGTCCATTTAGGGCTCACTTTGTGTTCAGTT